CCAATATGTATATACCACCCTGAGAACGCGAAGCACCCTGGGGCCATATGGCTGATCTAAGGGCCGATAGACCAGATCCGACACGATACACCTATCTTCGCTCAGGCCGTCACAGAGGACGCCACAGGAGCTTACAGGTGGCATTCCGTACACCGATGGACACATGATCACAATCGTGTAGAAACTGCACGCATTCATGGCATTAAGTAGGTCTTAAGTAGTACCTTAACTACCTCACAGTTTCTGTTATGGAGGATGGGTTATGCAGAGCTACAGAGGCCAGAAGGGTGTGAAGCGTCTACATGTGAACCAGCACAACATGCGGGCCAACATGAAAGATGCTGATAATCGCCCGATATTTACTTGCAAGGTGGGCAAGGACAACCATTACGGCCATACGGTCGAGATACATGGGCCTAGTGTGCTTGTGTATCCAGAGAACCCACTTGGGTGTGGAGCCCGAGCGTGGGTGGAGACAGTATCACCAATCACGGTGAGCACAGAATCAGCGGATGGAGCCGTAACCTCAATTGAAGTTTCTTAGGGAGATACGGTTATGTTGCGAGCAGATGGGTTTGAGAAGGCAGAGATCGGCGTCAGCGTGGGTCTAGGTGTGCATCGGATAATCTACGACTACGACAGGTGCATCCAGATCCTGATTGACCGGGACGAGATGAGCCAGACAGACGCTGTTGAGTACATGCAGTACAATGTCGTTCATGCCTGGGTTGGTGATGACACCCCCATGTTCATTGAAACTATGGAATCCGCAGAGATTGACGAGTATGCGGATAGCATGATTGGCCCTTGAACCCAGCGGCCTATGCGGTCATACTACGGTTTGTTCCTTCGAGAGAAGAAACAGAAACAGAGCCACCTCGTTGTTTCGGCAGCGGGGTGGTTTTTTTGTGCCTAGACGCATATCGCAAGTATCTGCAACTAACTTGCGTTTGCTTGCATTTTTGCACAAGTAAATGTCGATTAGAACACGCACTGCCCCCTAATGGAGGTGAATGCATGAACCCTTATGACCAATGGTGTCATTTAGTTCACTAACCTCAATGCTGTCAAACCGCTAAAGTAAAGCGGCAGACCGAGGCCGGGAGTGCGAATCCCAGCCTCGATCACTCACAACTCTAACCACCGGAATGGTCAGATGCTGCAAGCTTGCCGTGTAATGATTGCGACCACACCACTGGTGAAAGGAATCGCATCATGGGAATCATCGAGGATTCTAAATCGTACACCACTAAGGCTCTCACTGAGCTTCTCGGTTACAAGCAGACACGCTCAGTTGACAAGCTGTTGCGAGACATTGGTTGTCCTGTCTTCTCTTCGGGTAGTCGCAAGATCGTTTCGGGTAAGCAATTTCGTTTAGCCTTGGAAAAGTCGTCATGTTCAAACACATCACGACATGGAAGTTGATACGCCGGAAAGGAACCGGACCCTACATTCTCAGATTTACAACCGTCGCTGGAAAAACTGGTGAGCGGAAAACATCTGAAACCACAAAACGCAAAGCTGACAAAGTAATCGTTGGTCTTCTTAAGAAGGCTGATGAAGATATCGAGGCAGCGCAACACGAAGAAGAACGCGAGCTGAATGGCTGGGACGAGTTCTGCGCCCGGTACATTGATGAGAAGCTTGCGTTTGGTCCGTACAAGACGCTTCAAGCGTTTGAAACTGCTAGAAACCGCCTCAATGAACTTTGCCCAGGCTTGGAGTGGGTGACGGACCTCGATGAACGAGTGTTCAGCCTGTTTGCTCTGAGGCTTAGGCAGGAGGGAAAGTCCATCTCCACAGTGCATGCGTACCGTAACCATCTGATGGGAGCACTGAAGTGGGCGCGTCAGGTACGTCTGATCGATTCGCGACCAGATCCGCCGCCAATAGGAAAGATTGATGACCCTGCGCGCGGTCGGCCAATTACAAGGGAAGAGGCCGAGCGTATAGCGATGCAGCTCCCGAGCGTAGTTACCGAGGAGTACGCTGACCGATGGGCGTGGAATCTGGAAGCCCTTTGGAGATCCGGCTTCCGGCTGGGGGAAACCTTTAAGTTTTTCTGGGAACCAACGCATGCTGGTCACTACGTCGTGGATCTTGAGTCGAATCGACCGATGATTCAGATCGTGGCTAGGGCAGAGAAGGCTAGACAGAACCGGCTCATACCGATGACTCCTGATTTTGCCTCGCTTCTCAGATCGGTAAAAAAATCGAAACGACGCGACCTTGTCTTTCGATGGACGTTGTCGAAAGGCGACTCGATGAGCATCAAGACTGTGGGTAAATACATATCGCGATGCGGGCGACAAGCTAATGTTGTCGTCAGCGACCGCGACGGTAAAAAACGGTTTGCAAGCTCGCATGAATTTAGGAGAAGTTTTGGCGCGAGATGGTCGCCAAAAGTAATGCCAGATACTTTACGAGTGATGATGCGCCACGCTTCTATTTCTACTACCCTCGAATACTACGTTCAAGCGAATGCAACCAAACATGCCGATGCTCTTTACGAGGCGGTCGGTGACATGGCTGACGTTCAAACGCCTGTTCTCTCTTCAAAAACCTAAAGCGGATGACACGGGACTCGAACCCGCAACGGCTTGCGCCGCGCCTCAATTCCAATGAGGTTCCTCACCAATTCGGATATCATCCTCGAATGCCCGGTGCTTATAGCATCGGGTGTTGTTTTTTGACAAGTCTGGTCACAGCCCGTCAAAAATACCTGTTGACTTTGTAGTAGACAAACCTCATAGTTGTTTCGGGTGAGGCAAGCGGTGATTAAACCGCAGATTGTTTCAATCGTATTGGTTTTGCTATCAATGCGTCTAAGTTCCAGTTAGATCGATCTGTCGATTGAGTGCGCTGGGGCGTCGAAACACTGCGTTTGACTACCAAGCTACATGCTTGTTTCACCGACTAACGCGGTACGGAATCGCTGTTAGGTGGGAAATCGGGTGAGCATGGAGCGAACGTATGAAACCTGAGCTGAGAGGAATGTGGGTGTCTGACAAGTCACTCCATTCGAGGTCTTGGATCATACGTTCATCAAGCGAGGTGAATGGAGTGTTCAGAATTATTCGCAAGGCAGCGAAGACGGCGAAGGAACGCCGGTCTGTGAAATGGTTTCGCGGACGAGTTCTGGGTCACCTCGCTGCCGATTACTCCGACTCTGCTTTTCTAATCCGCTCTGGATGCAAGCCGGTTCGTTTGTTCGCGGTCGTCACAGTTTGCTCCGATGGCAAACTCCTTGTCGAGCAACTCATCGAGACAGACAAGAAGACTGTCTTTGATCGCGACGAGGCTTGCATCAAGGATGCGACAAGAATCCCAACTGAAGAAGAAATCAAGGCGGCGGTCACGGAGATCAGAGCCAATCGACCTCTCAGTGATTACGCCGAGATGTGGGTAGGTCACGATGATCCAGGCATCCGCGAAATCAATCTCATGGAGGTGTAAAGATGTTGAGTCTTAAAAGAAAAGACGGCGAAGGGCTAAAGCTCACAACGCCAGATGGGCAAACAATCGAAATTTATTTTGATCGCATTCGAGGCGGTGCGGTCACCTCAAACACGAAAGCTGACCGCAGCATCTTGGTTGAGAGAATTGATTCACGCGGAAACTTACAGGCAAGACGAAATGAGCAGTACACAAAATCTAACTGATGCTGAATATCACGCGATGCTTGATGTTCTTTCAGCAACCACGATCAAGACAGGCTACCGCCAGCAGTGGGAGCTTTACGACCAGCGGTATGTCTCGCAGACAGTGTCACCGCCTGATTTGTCCAACAATATCAGGGTACAGGTTGGGTCTTTGGTTCACGCAATTTTGCTTGAACAAGCAGAACCAGCAGACAAGATTACGCACTACCCAGCAGATTGCTTCAAATCCAATGGAGCAATTAACCCCAAGCCAGCGGCAGCATACCGCGAGCTGATGGCTTTGCAGGGCAAGACGGTTCTGAAAGATGAGGATTACCACCGCGTGGTCAGCATTTGCAACTCCGTAATGACTCAGCCCCTTGGGGATTTGGTCATGGACCCAAACGCGACATTCGAGACTGCCGTTTTCTGGACAGACTCCGCGACAGGGCTCAAGTGCCGATGCAAGCCTGACTTCATGTTTGAGTCTGAGGATCAAGTCACGATCTACGATCTCAAAGTCAGCGAGGCTGCGTCACCAGATCAGTGGGAAAGAGTAGCCAAGAATCAACTCTACTGGCTGCAAGATGCCCACTATTCATCTGGTGTCGCTCACACAACTGGAAAGCCCGTCGCGTTTAAGTTCTGGGTAGTGGAGGCCGTCGCGCCGTACCGAGTCGGTTGCTACCACTATGACCCGATTTCGCGTGAGCGAGCCGGTGAAGCTTACCAGCGTCTGCTTGCAGAAATGAATCGTCGCTACCAAGAAGACGACTGGGTCAGCGATTGGACGCGAGAGCCAACAGTCCTGACGCTCGATGCGTGGGATGTGAATCTTCCTGATGAAGAACTGGAGGGATTTGATGAGTGAGCAAGGAGAGGAGTTTGAGGGACGCAGTGGCGAGATGAAAGTTTCGCAGTGGCTGTCGTCAGAAGACATTCAGGGTCAGGACGTAAAAGTGACTGTCGCAGCTTGCCGCAGGCACAAAGATGTTCAGTTTGACCAAGGCCGAAAAGAAGCCACGGTTTTTTCTCTTGAGTTCAAAGGCAAAGAGAAACAGTTGGTGCTCAACAGCACTAATCGAAAGCGAATGGTTGAGTTGTTCGGCAACAACGTCAAGGAATGGAAAGACAAAGAGATCGTTCTTTTCGTTAATGAAAACGTCCGGTTCGCCGGGAAAAAGGTTTGTGGAATTCGGATTAAGTAGAAAGGAGTCGCAGGATGGAAGCTGAATTGGTGGACGCAGAAGCGGTTGAGCTTGCTGACTTAGAAGTGAAGGTGCGAGAGGGATTCAGAAAAGGCTTGGAAGCGTTTGCCGCGCTCAAGTCGATTCGCGATTTGCAGCTTTACAAAGCGAGGGGCTTCAAGTCGTTTGAAAAATACTGCCAGCAAGAATTTGGGATCAAGCGTGATTACGCAGACAGGAACATTGTGGCAACAGGTGTGCTGGAAAAAGTGCTGACCTTGGGCAGCACTTTTGGCTGTGCTGAAAAGATCACGACCGAGCGACAGTGCAGGGAATTGCTAAAGGTTCCAGACGAGCAACTGGGTCAGGTGCTTGAAGAGATTGGTGTGCTGGCAGATGAAAAACAGAAGCCCAATCTACCCGCGAATCTAATAAGAGAAGCTGTCAAGCGAGTTGTTCCACAGCCAGAGCCAAAGCGGCCCATAGCGTTGGATAATTACGAGCCGGAGCCGGAACCGGAACCTGAGCCACAGGGAAAGACAGTCGTAATCGAGGATCTGCCTGAGCCTGATTACATCAGAAACAAGCTTACCGAGCGCGAAGTCGAAATGTATCACCGGATGGGAAAGACTACGTTGAAGGATTTGCGAAGGCACATGGGTCAGTTCGGCTTCTACACAAAGTATGAAGATGTGCTAGATCAGATTGAGGCTGAGTTCAATTTGGCAAAGGAGAATGCCAGTGCCTTCACAAGCTGAACTATTTCCAGAGCCAAGAAAGTTTAAGACTTACGATGCCAAGCCAGTAAATCCTGCCAAGCTGGTTGAACCGGAAGCCCCGTTTCCCTACTGGCCGCATCAGATCCGCATCCACGAAGACTGCCAGGCTATGTTTGGCAAACAGTGCCGGGTTCAGTGGAGCATCAACACATGCAAAAGGTTTTGTGTCGTCGCGCCGTGTGGCGCAGGCAAGACCGCAATGATGCTTAGGGTGATCAGAAACAGTGTCAGCAAGGGACTGCGTGTGGTCATTTACTCATGCAGGATACAAAACACCAAGCAGATCATTGAGACACTAGAGAAGCATGACATTGAGTTTGGCGTAGTCGCTGCTGCATTCAAAGGCAGGGGGAACCTTGATGCTGCCGTTCAGGTGTGTCAGTTGCAGACGGTTCACGCCAGAGACTTCATTCCAAAGGCTGACATCGTCTTGGTTGACGAAGCTCACCAGCAAGCGTCAGCAATGTCGAAAGAAGTTCTTGATTGGCATATCGATTCGGGCTGTCGGGGAATTATTGGGTACACGGCAACGCCAGTGTCAGTGAAAGACTTTTACGATCACATCATTGATCCACCGACTTTCCAGGCACTTCTCGATTGCAAGGCTCATATGCCTGCAAGGATCTTCGTTCCAGATACGCCAGAGGCTGTTCTTCGCAGCAAACGCAAGGCTCTGCCAACGAACAAGGACGGCGAGATAACCCTATCGCGGGATCGTCAATACAATCCAACCGAAGTCATCTATGGAAACGTCCTGGAGTGGCTCCTAAAGATCAACCCAAACCTTGAGCCAACTGTTCTATTCGCGCCGTCTGTTGATGACGCATATGACTATGTTCGCAGGTTTGCAGACAGTGGGATTCGCGCCGCGTCGATTGATGCGAACCGAGTTACCATTTCAACGCCAGCAGAGGACGGATCTCTCTACCTAGAAGAATTTGATTCCACACTCGCTATGAGAGAAAAGGTTCTCGATGGCTTGGCGGACGGAACCTACAAGGTCGTATGCAACCGATTTATTCTCAGAGAATCTTTCGACTGCCCCGCGCTTAAGCACTGCATCATCACCACAACGATGGCTGGCCTTAGCACTTACTTGCAGTCGGTTGGCCGCGTCCTGCGTTACACGGACAAGTATGAGTATGTCACGATCCAAGATCACTCAGGATCATGCTTCCTTCATGGCCGTCCAGACCGAGATCGTGAGTGGAGTTTGGAAGACACCAACAAGAATCTCGCTGCCAAGGAAAGAAAGCAAAGCGACGAAGATAGTGAGTTGGATCTGGAAAGAATTTGCCCCGTGTGTTCATGCTCGCGTCAGGGCGGGGATCGCTGCCCTCAGTGTGGCGAGATCAGCAGACGGCAGGCTTACACGGCAAGGTCTGAAGTTGATGGCAAGCTTGTTGAGATTTCCTGTGATGAACTAAAGCCAAAAAAGAAAGCAACCAGAGATGCTGACTACTACTTGAATGGCAAGTTCTTTGGGGCCAGCAAGAGCGGCGCGACGGTAAAGCAGGCATTTAAGCTCGCCAAGATCAAGGCCAAGAACGCTGGCGTTTCCGCTTTCAAGCCTCAGAAGATTTATGTTCCGGTTGACGGGTCAAAAGATTGGCATCGCCCGGTTCGCGATGTGTATCGCTACATAGGAGATCAGCGATGGATCAAGAAATAGAGGAAGTGGCAGACGCTCCACGGTGGTCGGTGATCCTGCACTCGATCAAGACCGCCAAGAACCATCAGGTACTGAATTTCATTGGACAACTGGTGAGGCTGCACAAGCAAAACGGCGAGGACTACACAAAAGACGAAACCATGATGAGTGAATTTCGCGACTCATTTCAACAGCGGAAAACGGAACTTGAGGAAAAAAACAATGGCTGAATATGACAATAACATGACCGGCATCATTAGTAAAAATGATCGCAAAGAGAAGGAAACACACTCTGACATTAAAGGCAAATGCGAGATCGAGGGAAAGCAGTATTACATCGATGGTTGGTTGAAGCAGCGAAAGGATGGCAGCGGCCATTTCTACAGCCTCAGCTTTAAGTCTGTGGATGGATCGAACATTCCTGCATCATCTGTCGCACAGAGCGGCGACATCCCTTTCTGAGGGACGAGGGTAATGGCCCGGCACTTGGCGATGATCAACGCAGCAGCTTGCTGTGCATCGCAACCGAGCAGGTTCGATTCCTGCAACCCTCTTTTAGAAAACTACTGTTAAGCAACGTACCTGAAACCACTCGCAAACAACTCAAGGCAAAAATCCGGTGAGGTGAGGAACTGACCGGCGGCGAGTAAAAGCACCCACCCAAAGCGATGCCCCGAACGGCAAGGGCAAGTCAAAGAGAGACAGCAGAGGGATGATTCTTGGGGGCTGGATTGAAGGTCACAAAGTCTTACGAGAGTCAATGGTGTCTCTCTAAGAATATGCCGGTGGTACGCAAATACACAATTTTCTGTTTCTGTTTGATGGAGCGATTTATGAATAGCGTGGACACGATGAGAAAGAACCGAGAGTTCCGGTTGGAGCTACTATTGTTAGGGATGGCACTTGGTCGTGCTGGCGACCGTGAAAGAATTTGTGATTCAATCGATTTTGACAAACTTCAGTCACCGATGGCGGCGAAGTGTTTCCAGGCAGTTCAGTCGCGAGACTCGTTTGACATCGAAGTCGCCAAAGGTGTTTTCAAGCAATTTGGCTTTGAAGTCAGCGACAACATCTGCGACTCGCTAATCGCCCAAGTCAATCTAAACAATGCTCGCCGCGAGCTACAGCACTGCATCGATCTGATGCAAGTAAAACCGGACACCGACATCTCGCAAGCGATTGCTGATGTCGAAGCGTGTGTGTTGAAAGTTAAGGATGTCATTCAAGAAAAGGAAGCGTTGGTATGAGTGACGAAGATTTTAACATGGAAAATTTTTTCAAGTTATGCAACATCAAAAAAACCTTGATCGTGAAAAGCCTTGATGGAGAGCCCATTGATGAAGATGTATACATTGACATCCTTGCAAGTTGGCAGGACGGAACATTTACTTTTCATCGAGATGTATTTAATTCAACTTACTCTCTGTATTGGGAATTAGATCAAATTGCCAATCCTGAAAGCACTAACTTCATGGAAGCGTATCCGCGAACAGACGACGAGCTTGAATGTCTGTGGGTTGACATTGATCCTGACAACTCAAATTTAGACAGAAACTTTACCTGGAGTGATCTAAGGAACAATGGGCCAGTAGATATAGATTTTGGATGGAAAGAGATTTCCGGCGACGGAGGTAAGGGTGAGTAATTCAAAACCAATTCTGCGAGAGGCTCGCATTGCCGGTCACAAAGACTGGCCGAACTGGATGCCAATGGGGAATGTCACCTATTCCGAAGCAGCGAGGCGAATGGCCTTGTGGTTTTATAGCTTCGACAAGGTGAAGAAGATCCCAAACAAGTTGGAGGTTTTTGTTCGGGATCAAGACGGAGACAGTAAAGAGTTTCCGTTCGATGTTGAATTGCGAGTTGACACCAAAGTAACAGCATTGCGAGGCGACAATGACAACTAATCACGAAAGGTTCTTGCAGCACCTTGATGCAAGCGAGAAGGGTGTTGCGTTTGTTTCTGATTGGCTGCGTGATTTTGGGCTTGATGTGACGCAGGGTCCAATCACAAAAGCCAAGGAAGCAAAGGACTGGAAGAAGCATGTTGACTCTGGAGACTTATTTATAAAGCAGCGTGTTGAGGTTAAAAAGCTTTCCTATTGCTTTAGCACCACGCACTGGCCGCATGGAAAGAAGTTTCTGGTGTGCGCCAAGCACTCATTCGACAACGCATCGCCGCGTCCATTTATGTATGTCTATGTCAGTGGTGACGAAAAGTTCATCGCCGTAGTTAAGTCTGACACCCGGCCTAAATGGAAAACCGGGGATTTTCCAGACAAGCGGTATGAGGGCAATTCGACTCAACCCTGTTATTACGCTTCGTTGGATTGCGTTAAGTTTTTTTCGGTGAACAAGGATGAATCAAATGAAGCCAGTGACGATCACGGTCGATCCGCCACCTCAACAGGTGAAGCCGAACATTCGCTGCCATTACATGAGCAAAGCTGCTGCGACACGCAAGTATCGAACGCATGCTAAGGAGCAAGCGATGGCGGCTTGTTACGACGAAGATGTGCGAGAGCCTATTAGCGAGGCGAAGGTGGAGATTACTTTTTACCACAAGACTCGCAGATACATGGATCGAGACAATATCCTTGCAAGTCTGAAAGCAGTCTTTGATGGCTTCTCCGATGCGGGCCTGTGGCTTGACGACCGAGAGTGCATCTTTATGCCGGTGGCTAGGGACAAGGATGCAGAGAACCCGCGTGTTGAGATCACAGTAAGCGAGGTGAGCGATGAGTAAAAAAGAAACCAAGCTAGATGCACTAGAGTGTCTGCCGTCGCGTGAAGAAGTTATTAGCGAGCTTTTTGAGATAACTAAACGCGCCCGTCATTTGCGTTCACTAGACAAGCTCATACTGCGAATTGAGCGTGAACGTAAAAAATCAGAAACCGAGGTTTGCCGTGATTAGCTTCTGGATGTTAATTATTGGATTGATGATGGTCGCACTAGGGCTGCTGCTCATATCAAGGAGAGGATGGTGAACGGCAAAGGAGACTCACCGAGGCCAGTGGACAAGGACAGGTACGACAGTAACTTTTCAGAGATACAATGGAATGACCGAGGCACAGTCGATTGCAAGAGTTGTCAGGTCGGTTGTCGATACTTTGCGAAGACGGGGGTGGTCTGTTTCCCAAAGCAGGAGCAGCAAAAGCCTGAGTAGATACGTCTACGCACGCAAGGAGAAAAGAAAGCTGAAGATCAGGGTCAGCGACCACAAGCCGAGCAAGAGGAGAACAAGCGACATTAACCTGTACCCTAGGACGTATCGACAGCGAAGGTTGGCAAGTTATTTAGACGCAAGAAAGCACAGGTACAGGCTTGCAAGAAAAAAGCCTCGCTAGTCTTCTTGGGGAACAAGGATATCTACTTTCTCAATGCATGAGCGTAGTATCGTATAAGTATTTGTGTTGTGGTCACACTTTCTCCGCTTGTTTGCATATGTCCACGCGCCGACGATTACAGATCGCGATGTCACCTGTATGACTCGCCCAAACACGGTGAACTTTTCCGCCTTGCTTACCTTTGGACTTTCAACGTGGTCCAAAAAAGTTACAGCAACAATGTCATTTGTTTTCATGATAGATCCTTCGCAAGCTTTTCAGGCATGGGTTCAAAGTATGCAGTGTGACCGTCGATTATTACAGCGCATCCAAGAACACTCTTTGAGTTAAATTTTCTCCCGTACTCAAAATGCAGGGATTGGTCGTTGACGCCTGCTCCTGTTTGAACACCGAACAGACGCACTTTAGATGTGCAACTCATTTCTACGCCTCCCTGCTGATGCAAGTGGCCCTGAACCAGAGAACAATGTTCAGCGTTTGCATTGTTAAACGCCGCCATACGTCCACCTTTTCCTTTATCACCGTGGCGATAGATAACTCCATCAATCGTGATGTCTGAAAACCGTGGGTGGCATTTCCAGCGACACTTCCATATTTGCGATGGCTTGCGTAAATAGTCATGTGGAATCCCTACTTCATCCGCCCACCTCCACGGAAGCACATCGTGGTTTCCGATCATCCAGTCAGCTTTTGGAAAGGCTGCGGTAAGTTGTGCGATCTGCACCATCGCTTTCTCTTTCTCGAAGATTGCGTCTTTGAGCGATGCATGTTTTTTGTGAAAACTCAAGGCACAGTTGTCTACCAAGTCTCCAATATGGACAACTCTCTCACATTGCCATTGAGAGTGTATTTCTTGCAACCATTCTGGATAACGAGGATGCATCGCTGGGCAGTGTGTGTCACCAATACATAAGACGCGCGCCATTGTTTCCCTTTGAGTTTGAGTTACTCAGGCTCTTGCTGGTCGAGAAAGTCAAGAGTCCACTTGATGCTGGACATATGCCTGGCTCCTACTTTCTTGGTCTTTAGCTTTACGCGGCCTTTTGGCGTTGCCACGCCAAGCAAATACCAGTTTCTCACTGTACTGCGTGGAACATCAACGATGCCACTCTTCTTCAGTTGATGCCGCAGATCCGTCAATGGCATCAGTGCTTGATTTGCAGGAGCGTTAAGTGCTGTCTTCAAAATGTCTCACCTGTGTTTTTTTGTCCAATGCTGGCCGATACCCTGCGAGGTTGTTTGACTGCATTTAAACCGAGTGCATGATGATTCCATCAAAACACTGAGGCAATTTTTTTTACAAGCAAAAGTGGCAGGAATCATGTCAGACGACTCTGTAGAAACTAATGATGCAGAGCAGGAGGCTTTTCCGAATGTTGAGCAGGATGCTCAGGTGGATGAACAAACAATGGACTCTGGTTCGGCGGATGCCTCACCTCCCGCTGATCAGAGTGCAGGCGAAGACGGCATGGAGGCCGTTGACGCTACACCAGCCTGGACATCTGCATTGCAAGATGCTGGCTTTCAAAGTTTCGACGATCCAGGCAATGCGGTGCAAGCCTTGGTTGAGGCAAACAAGCAGCGTGAAGCACAAATCCAGCAGTACGCCGACCAAGTCAAGTTCTACCAAGAGCAGTCAAGGTTTCGTCAGCAGTATGAGCCAGAGCAGCCTAAACCAGAGCCCAGGCAGCTTGATCCGCTTGGTGAATTGATTGATGGTTGGAAGGAGCCGGGTTGGGCGCAGCAGTATATTGAGGTTGACGAAGAAGGCAATCGGATGATTGCTGACCACGTTGATGATGCAACCCGCGAGCAGATCCTTGGCATTGATCGCAAAATGCGTCAATGGCAAGACGTTTTGCAAGATCCGCGACAGTTTGCCAGTGCAATCGATCAGCGCGTTGAGCAAATGATCTCAGAGAAATTTGAGCATAGCTACACGCAAAAGCAAACGCAGGCACAAGAGCAAGCCACCGTCGATGGGTTTATTAACGAAAACGCCAACTGGCTTTATCAACAAGATCCGGCCACTGGAAACTACATACAAGATCCAATCAGCGGTGACTTCGTTTATTCGCAACAGGGTCAACAGTTTTTGCAACATATGGATTCAGCAGCACAAGATGGTGTTGGGACCACAAGCAAGCAAATTCAGTATGCAAAGCTTGCTATGGGCGTGGCATCGCCAACGCAAGCAGCGCAGCCGCCAACTCAACATACAGCCGCAGTCGCACAGCAGCAGAAGCGAGCGATGCGTGGCAAAGCAAACCAACGGACTGGTAGGCAGGCATCCTTCAACGGTGTGTCTGCTGAAAGTGGAGCAAGCCAAACCGGGCAAGATCAAATGTCCTTTGGTGAATCGGTTCTCGCCGCCATGCAAGTTGGCGAGTGAGTTTTTATTCCTGAGTGCTTAGACAGCACATCACACGGAGGATAGAGAAATGCCAAATGGATTTCAGGGCTTTGATCGCTTTTCTTGGCAGCGATCTTTAACAACTACGATGCCTAAGCTTCTCAAAGAAATTGAGGATGCTTCAAAACGCAACTTTGCGCTGCTCGCGCTCATGGAACAGGCTGGGCGAATCAGCACTGGTCATGGCGGTGAAGGCATTCAGTGGGTAGTCAAATACAAAGACCATGCGACTCAAGCAGCGACCGGCGAAAACTCCCGAAGTTTCGTTGCGCAGAGCTTGTTCAAGCATGCTGCTTTGGACTGGCGCGGATATGAGTGTGTTGACTCAATTAAGCGCCGCGAGCTGGAAAAAAATAAAGGCGAAGCAGCAATCGTTAAGGTTGTTGATCAGTTTGCCGAACGCATCAAGAGCAGCTTGATGGAAGGACTTGCCACACAATTTTACGTTGACGGCGAGGACGCAAATAACGAGAGGTACTGGCACGGGCTCAAAACGCTCGCGCAAAGTAACGGCGAGACTTTGACTCTTGGAACCAATGTTGCTCGATCTGCAAACGCAGCCGACAAAGTGATTGCTCCAAGCGGAAGCTACGCCAATTTGGATTGCTCGCTTGGCTACTACGGTGGCTCGCAAGAAGCAGGCTCATCCTTTCCAGAGGCGACAGCCGACAAACAGTACGACTTCTGGTCGCCACTGCAAGTCGTCAATGACTCGACAGCGTTTAGCGGTGCAACTGCTGGCGCAAAAATGGAGCAGGCATTGCGTTACGGAATCACCCATGCTCAACGCAACAGTACCATCGAAGGGCAAATCACTAACGTGATGCTTGATCGAAATAAGTACATCGAGCTGAAAGATCACAACGACGGTCGTCAGACCATTGAAGTGACCAACGCTCCCGGCTCTCTTCGTGAATTAGGATTTCTCAACTCGTACAGATTTGACGGTTGTGAGATCAGCTACGAGAACGCTGTACCTGTTGGTTTCGGGTTCGGTATCAACCTTCAGTGCATGGAACTGATGGCCCTTACTGATGACTTGTTTGATAGCGAAGGTGGTCCGCAGTACGACCTCGCTACTCAAAGCTTGAATGCAGTTGTCTCAACATTGAGCAACATCAAGTACAAGTCGCCTCGCAACTTTGTCGTGTGGAAACCGCTGTCCGCAGCGTAGTCCGTTTCACTTTGGTTAATCACAAACATCCTTCATAGGAAAATTAGAGATGAATGATTCAGTTTCTGATTTTGGCCTCGGTGAAACGATCCGAGGACAAAACGACGACTCTATTGACATCAACACCGCGCTTGATGGTCGCGAGTACACATTCCCGGTAACCGCTGCTGTGGCAACCGCTGCTGGCATGCACAACCGAGTTGTGGGCCGTCGTGTTACCGCTCGTATCCTTCGCAACAAAACTGGCGGCACACTTGCTGCTGGCGAAATCGTTGTGGTTGATCTGGACGGTGGACACGCAGGTCTTGGCAAAGCAGATGCGAAGTCGTCAGCAGGCGACCGCTGTTGCCTTGTCGTAGATCCCTCGCTGGGGTCCGCAACTGTTGCAGCGAATGACCTGTTCCTCGCCATCGTCAAGGGTCCGGCCAAGGTCAAGCAGCCAGCATCAGCAGTTTCGCTGACTGCCGGTGGTCAGATCCGTGCTGGTGCAAGTGGTCGATTGGCAAGCGTGACGGAAGCTACGCTTGCTCACCAAGTCGCCAGCCTCGGAACGGTTGTCAAAGATGACAACACAAACAACGGTCTTGTTGAGGTTGAGCTTAACCCTCAGTGGGTCTAGTTCACGCGGCAAAGCCAGGATGGTTTACAGCGGACGAGCCGCGTTGTTGGTTCGTTCGCTTTTTTTATGGATGATCACATGCCTTTGCAAGATGAAATTCCTGATCCAATCGAAGCAGAAGCTAATAAAGCTGGCTGCAAGTTTTGTACGCACTGCGGATCACGAAAGAGTCTTGATGATTTTCACAAGGATGTGTCCAAAGAAGATGGTCACCGAGATGTCTGCAAGGCATGTCGCACCAAGTTAGCGGAGCAGGCCAAGCAAGATCAGCTAGATCATCGGCTCGCTGTGCTTGAGGAGCAGGGGCTTGAGACGCTTGAAACGCTCAAAGACGGTGGGTCATTTGATCCCCATATCAATGAAATCTTTGAGAGCATGCTGCGACCATTTGGTGGCGTGAACGGTTGGGCAAAGCACCTATTCGCGACATACCTGGCATGTGATCCAGGTAGTCAGAAGCGAGTAAAAATCCATGACATGATGATGCAGTTGGCTGGCAAGGTAACCAAGCTTGGGCTTGCCGAACGCCAACTCGACATGATGGAAGAACGTGACTTGATCCAAGTCATGCGTCAGCATCTCGTGGAGTACCAGGAAAGTAACTCACTCCCGGCGACTGCAATTCCTACCTTCAGTGAAAAGGTCATTGATGCGGAGGTGCAGGATGCAGAATGACAAAGGGTCCATCCCAGATAACGCTGTAGAGCTTATCGGAAAAGGCAATGCAAACTTTGCTAAGAAGAAGGCAATTCGGGTTGCCAATGAGATCGCACAGCGACGACTAGAGTCGTTGAATCTCTACGTCCCGCAGGCAACGCAGGATGAGTTTCATCAATGTGATGCACCTGAGTGCATGATCATGGGAGGCAACCGTGGTGGCAAGAGTCTCGCCGCATTCGTTGAAATTGCGCGTGCTGTGCAAGGGAAAGACCCGTACAAAAAGTATCCACTGCGTGATGGGGTGTGCGCGATCATTGGCTATAAGCAGTGGCATATTGGCAACGTGATCTACGGCTACCTGTTTAAAGCAGGAGCATTCAAGATCATCCGAGACTCTGAAACAAATCTTTGGCGTGTGTATCGACCGTGGGTTCCTCAAGACAGGGCTCGCGCAAAAGAAGCCAAGCCCGCGCCACCACTAATTCCGCCGAGAATGATTGAGAAGATTGTTTGGCAAGACCGAGCAAAGCAGATTTTTAGCAATGTGTTTCTTAAAAATGGCTGGGAAATAAAGGCGTTTTCTTCACGATCAAAACCTGAGCAGGGTTGGCAGGGTGATCTGATCGCGATTGACGAAGACATCCTTGATCCAAGTTGGTACGAGGAAAGTGCGGGTCGTTTAATTGACCGTGCTGGTCGCCTGATTTGGTCAGCGTTGCCGCACGATGAAAACGACGCGATGGCACGTTTCGCTGAACGCGCCGAAACCCAAGAAGAGGAACATGAACGAGGCGGACCAAAACCGACAACGGTTGTTTATCGCATCAGCATGGAGAGCAACCCCTATCTTCCTGAAGAAGCGAAGAAGGCTGCGGTTGCTGGTTGGAAAAGTATGGGTGATGACGTTTATCGAAAACGTGCATTAGGTGAAATGGTCACCGACTCTGTCTTGATGTACCCGATGTGGAAACGGGGGCTTCATGATATTCAAGGGTACGCCGATCAGTTGAAGGGCGAAGCTAATCAATACCTAAAAGAACGTCGTGTTCCGCAACACTGGTGCAGGCGACTGGCGGTAGACCCCGGTCACGACACTGCTGCTGCTGTCTTGGTCGCGACTCCACCGAGCGGTAAATGGCATCTTGTGTACGACGAGATATACATCCATCAGTGTGATGCTCGAAAAATCGCATACGCACTTTCTAAGAAAACAGCCGGTGTTTGGTTTCAGACATTTGTAATTGATGCTCACGGGGGAAACCTCACCTCAATCGATACTGGGATCGCGCCTCGCGAAGCGTATGAACGCGAGATGAAACAAAAAGATGTGCAGTGCGTTGAAACGCGACACAGGTTCATTCCTGGCTGCTCGGTCATTGCTTATCGAGAAGAGGTAGCTCGCGGAATGTTGTCAATCGGAGGCAGCGGCAATCCACAGTTGATATTTGACTTTGAGAGATGTCCAAACCTCGACAGAGAGATGCGCCGTTTCAGGAAGAAAAAGGTCAACGGGACCGTCACCGACACCGGGAACCGACGCGCGAATACGCATGCGGTTGAATGCTTGGAATATCTCGCAGCCTATCTAACAGATTCAAGACAGCCCTATGTCGCGCCAAAAGGGCGACGGCGAGTGGAAACACCCGGCCAGCGAAGGGTCCGCCAATTCAGGGAAAGAAAACGTATGCGGCAGGAGGCAGCAAATCCATTTGGTGCAGGAACCAGCACCATCATTTTAGGACCAACCGGAGTTTATGAAGATGGCTAAAAAAGCTGCTCGCCGCACAGAAGACAATTTAGATAAGACAGTCCAGCCGCAAGATACGGTGGCTGTCTCGGCTGCTCCTGAGCCGGTGGCATGGACTATGCCGCAGCCTACACGCGGACAGATCATTGTGTTCTACCACCGCGCGACGGTTTCAGAACGAAATGCTGACATCGCACACGTTATGCGTGTTGGCGAACGATCCATCGAGGTTGCGTTTCGCGGTCAGGGATACAGCGAGGTGCTTCACAAAGATGATGACAGGCTTGTGAAGAATCCTGACTTGCGAATGGATGTTGATGGTGTGTGGGATTTTACACAGGAACGCAAAGACCTAGATGCTTCCATTAGCAAACTGGAAGAACGAATCACGCAACTTGAAAACAAATAGGTTTGGATAATGGATGATTACGGACCACAACCGTCAGTCGGAGCGAAATACCCTCTTCAGCCAATCGTTGACAGGTGGAAGAGAGTATTTGCGTCTGCTCGCAAAGACAGAAAAAAGAAGTTTGATGTCTACGCTGACGAGGCGATGACTTTCTACGATGGTCCTAACAATGCCATGTGGTCATCAATGCGTAATAGCGGTGGGGACCACGATGGTTTCTTGGGGAAAGATATCCCAAAGCCACAGTTTCAAATGTCGGTCAACCGGCTGTTTGAGGCAGTGTCGATGTTCGGACCAGTCCTGTATCACCAAAATCCGACCATTGCAGTGACACCTCGGCAGAATCCAGAGGTAAGCATTGAAACTTTTTACGCGGGCAACCCAGAAGCAATGCAGTTACTTGCAATGTCTCAGGCTGTTCAGCAAGGAGTTGTTACAGATCCGTATATTATCCAAAGCGTTCAGATGCTGTACCAGCAGTACCAGCAGAGCGTGGATACCGATCAAAAGGCTTCAATCATTGATGCTGATCATAGCAAGATCCTAGAGTCCATCAGTAATTACATACAGCAAGAGGGGAGCAAGCAAGATGAAGCTCGCCTAGCAATCACCGAGGCAATCATAACCGGCCTTGGGTTGCTTCATGTCGAGGTTGAGCAACCGCCAGGCGGTGGGCCGAAGATGGCTCGCAGTCGCTTTCGCACAAACAAGGATCTGTTGGTAGATCCAGATGCAAAGTATTGGCGAGATGTAACTTGGATAGCTCTGCGAAATTGCCAGCCCGCGAATGTTGTCGAGGAAAAGTTTGGATTACCTCCCGGCTCCTTGAAAGGAAAGTATGCTCGCAAGTCTGCGATGGACAGCAAGTCATCGGGATCTAAGCGTAACGGGGATGGATCAACTGCTGGTGTTACGCATGATCTTGTCGAATACTGGGATGTTTACAGCAAGAATGGTGCAGGCCAAAACATAAAGCTTGGCTCTAAAGATAAAAAGGTAAAGGGGCTGGAGGTTCTCGGTGACTACGTTCATCTTGCAATCTGCGAGAGTTGTCCTTACCCACTCAATCTAGCACCAAACGTACTAGGCTCTGGTGACATGGAGCTAATACTGGAGCGGGCATCTTGGGAAGTACCTTTCTGGGATGACTACTGGTCTGACGGTGGTTGGCCCATTGTGCGACTGTCGTTTCATTCAAAGCCTGGCGAGGTGTATCCCATCTCGATGGTCAAGCCAGTTCTTGCTGAGTTAAAGTTTATCAACTGGTGCATGAGTTTCATTGCTGACAAGGTTGCAGCAGGGTCAAAGATATACGTCGGCGTCATGAAAGAAGCTGGCGAAAACATTAGGACTCAGTTGACATCTGGCTCAGGTCCGTTTTCGATAATTGATCTGGAACGCATTAGCGGTGCAAAGATTGGCGACATGGTTAGTTTCCTGAAAGCTCCTGAGTTTAACATGGAAATTTGGCGCATGATTAGCGAGGTCAACCAAGCCATCGACAAACGATTGGGCTTGACCGAGCTGATGTACGGAATGTCGGGCCGTCAGATGCGTTCGGCTGCTGAAGCGCAGTACCGACAGGAGAACATCAACATCCGTCCAGACGACATGGCATCGCGAGTTGAAGACTGGTTGTCTTTAAGCGCAACGCGAGAGATTCAGGCGATGAGGTATCTCGGTGAGTTTGAGGATCTTGTCCCAATCGTCGGTCAAACCGCTGCCAGTGTTTTTGCAGAGCAGATCCTGACGGACGATGTGTCTCGGATCACTCGCGACTTTCGTTACCGAGTTGAAGCAGGTACGGCTCGCAAGCCAAATCGCGACACGCAAATTGCACAACTGACAGACATTGGTCAGTACATTCTTCCGGTCATTCAGCAAGCAATGATGAGTGGAGTCACTAGGCCGTTTAATGCGTACATGGAAGCACTTGGTAGAGCAATGGACATTGCTGTCGATCCGTTTTTGCTTGGTGATGAAGAGCAGCAAATGCTTATGCAAATGAACGCTCCACCAGAATCGCAACCCCCACAAGATGAGGCACAAGAATGACCCCGCAACGCATGGCAAGCATCGAGGCAGAGATGGATTCTCTTGGCCTGAGAGAGGTGTATGACTGGTTACTAGAGGAAGGCAATACGCCGAACATGGCAGCAATGCTGGCGTCACAGAAGCCACCTGGTAGCTGGAATACGGACGCTGATTTTAATCGTCGCGAAAACGGTCGAATGGCCGCGATGGAAGACGAGAACCTTCAAGCGATCAACACGATTGCCAGGCGAAGCGGCATCAGTACGCAGGGCAAGACGTACAACGGCCAGCTTGGCAAATATGACGACCCTGCCGCATGGGTCGCTGGAACAGGCGACGTTCGGGCGGCTGCTATCAAGAAACAATTCAACATCGATGGAATGGTCAAGGTTCAGGGCTACAAAGGACGCAAAAAGAAAACTCGCCTTGCATCAGACATAGTTGACTCGCTGGAACGCCGCGCGCGGTCTAAGAATGCAAAGCTAGATGAAAAATGCCGCAGCAGTGATAATGCTAGAGCGGACCTGAGAAACAAGCTTATAAGCAAACATAGCAAGCCAAGGGATTGACTGTGAATTACTTGATGAGCAACGAAAGAAGACGCGAGGTTAGGTGGGTCGCAAGGACTGCTTACTTGAAAACAGCAGAACGCTTTATTACGCCGCACCTCAACCAGCCTGAAATACTAAGAATCACGCTGGGCGAAACTAGGCAAAAGCTCATCGAAAGCAAGCGATTCAAATCTGTGCTTGGTGGCGTGTTTCTCGCACTGGCAATGAAGTTCGCAGTCAAGATGATCGAACAGTGGATTGAAGACAACTTGTTTACCGAAGCTTCACTTCCAAGGGACTACGCAAAAGGAGAACCGGGCTATGCTGAGAAATAACCGAACGTGGCAGTTCCTTTGCGGGTGCTTTGTAATCTTTCTTGCATTCCAGTGCTGGTCGCTGGGGATCGTCCAGTGGTTCTACAGCGAAGACACAGAGGGATTCGAGAGCGTGTCCCTGATACCGTTAATCTTAAGCGCTGTCGTCAGCGCGATCCAAATGGTCGGATTGATAGCCATCATTTTGGTCAGCGGATTGCAGCCGCTCGCAGAAAAAACAGTGGACTACCTTCGCTCAAAGATGCCAAAGCTAAACCGTGCGGCTCAAGTAATCGAGGAGAAAGTAGATGCCGAAAAGCTTGTTGAAACGCTTAACGACCTGGACCAGCGGATTCGCTCGATTGAAATCAAAGTTGGGGATGACAAGTGATAGACATCCTTCAGGACAAAACGCCTGTGCCTGTTCAAAAGCAGGAGCATGTACCCAAGGGCTTCAAAGCAAGTGTATTGCTTGCTGTTGCGCTTGCTTGGGTGGTGTACGACACGGCTTACTGGAAGAAGTTTGTTCCTGCGATTGTGGTTCCTGTTGAAAGGTCAGCGCAAGTATTGTTCGTCACAGCAGACGACATGACTCCGGGGCAAGGCCAAGCCAGTGTCAGTCTTAAAGTCGATGACTTCTGTGACAAGAACGGAATAGAGAAGCGGCGACTTGAGGTCGGCCAAGACACATCCGGTGCTGAGAAGTGGCTGCAAGAGATGGCTGAGATCGGGTACGGACAAGCACCAGCAGTGGTGTTTCGTTCCAAGTCCGGTCAGCTCGACTGCATCCCAATGCCAAGCAGCATTGATGATACGATCTCCGAGATAGGAGACAGGCTATGAGCGACATTAGCTGGGATGCAAACACAGATGCTGTGTGTGGATACGAGTCTCGCGACTGGGACTTACATCCACAGTTCAGCTCGCACGAAGAATACACAGGCACAGTCTATCCGCGAAAAGACTGGGTGGAACTGATCGAGCTACAGAAGAAAAATCGAACAAGCCCGATGCACATCCACAAGGGCAACGAGGTTCCAATCCTGAATCAAGGTCGCTATGGCTATTGCTGGATGTACGGAACTGTAGGCTGCATCCTTAATAGATATGCAGCGCAGGGTATTGATCCAGCCCCTAACCTGAATGCACACAGCACCGCTGCAATGGGTAAGAGGTATCGAAACCAAGGAGGGTTCGGGGTTGAAAGTACGGGGTACATTCAACAGAGGGGGGTAGCTACCTACGACACTTGGCCTGAGTTCAGTAATGACAGGTCGCTTGAGACTGACCCCAAGGTGATTGCAGATTGCAAGAAGCACAAGCTTGTGACCTTTGAAGAGATGCCTCGCGACAGCTTTGATGCTGTCATGTCTTGTTTGATTGATCCCATTGATCCATCCCCATGCACCCTAGCCTTTAGTTGGTGGAGACACCTAGTTGCTGGTCTGTGCGGGATGTATCGCGGCAGTGGTCGCAACATCGAATGGGGTTTAGGGTTTGCAAACAGTTGGACAGAAAAGTGGGGCCAGAAGGGGTACGGCACGGTCTGGAACTCCAAAGCAAAACCATTTGAATCAGTAGCAGTTCGTTCAGTCAAAGCGGTAAAGGAAGTTTGATATGAGACTCACAAAGTTAGCAGATGCTTGTTTGTATTTCATGGCAGGGTCGGTGATCTTAGCAGTCGTTGCGGCGTTCGTCGGCCAGATGTCAGAGGGCGCGACAGCACAGGAAGCCCAAGAACATTATGAGGATGTTTCTGAACCAATCATCTTGACGGCAACCGAGTCAGCAGAAGTTCAGTTAGCCTCGGCAAGAAAGCCAGTCCGATCCGCAGCAAGCAGTTGCGTGAACGGAGTGTGTGGTGTGGCTGCAAACATACAGGCAAGCAAGCCAG